TTAGCTGTGGCACTAACGCGACCGTAAGCAGACTTGTACTCAGTAGCGGTGACATTGGTAATACTGAGGTCGTCAATACCACCAAGAGCTAAGCGGATCTCACTACGAAGCTGCTCTGCAAATCGAGCTTGGTCTGTACTGACTGCGTTCGGGGTAATGAAACCAACCCGGTCAGTGGGCTCGAGGTTGGCGATAACACGCGGAACTCTCATGCCTGAACCAGGCTTTCCGTTGTAGCCAGGAGACTCGCGAGTTACATTGTCTTGCTTGAAGGTCGAGCTCGAAAGGAAAAACTCTGATTGGAACCCGGACTGACTCGAGATGCTGGGACGCTGTGCTGGGTCAGAGGCATCATGCTCGACAATATCCTGCTTGGGTCGAGATGACAGTAAAGTCGGGTTACCAAAGAAAGAAAGGTTTGCCCTGATGTTCTTCACCATCTCATCGTGAGCGATGATCTGGTTGGCCATCATGTCAAATTCACCAGCGCCCTCAGTCCCGAAGGCGTCGGGGTTATTCAGGACCTCGACACATGGAATGAACTCCATGCTGTTCTTAACCACCTTCTTATCAGTGAAGGGGAAGTCCATTGCCTCGTTATCAAACGAGATCTCTTGTTCGCTATGGTATTCCTCGATCTCTTCAGCAGTAATACGAAGACGCATATACCGCTTGTTTGTGTTCAGACCGACGCCACTGAAACCTTTTGACGTCTTGACTTTATAAGGATAGATAATGATGACTTCTTCTAAGTCACCTTCGGGAGAGTAGTAAGTGCGATAAGAATCCCGGTCGAACCAATAAATACGATAAGTTTTCTCAGTTGGTCGGATATAGAACAGTCCCTTACCGTAAGCCAGGAAACGATCCCAGATAGAGTCGAGCCTTGCATCAAGACGATTAAATTTGATGACCTGCTGAATAAAATCGTAGCGCTGCGTGCCGAAGTTATCCTGCATCGGATAGAACTCAACGCCCTGCCTGATCCCAAACATCTTCATTTGGGAAAGGTGTGCGCTCACCAACATGGTGTCCGCAGGGCCTGTACTATCGCGTGAAACTACCGATTTGAGGATAGAGTCAAGTTGAGATTTAGCACTATCGCCCATTCTGTTAAAAAGGTCTACTGATCAATATCGTAACCAGCTTCAAGTCTTTTGAAAATGATTGTCCCGTCTTCAACCTCTACATCAAAACGTTCGTTTGGTTGTAGGGCCATGTCGTGACAAAGCTCATCCGGCAAAGGCAGGATGGCAGAACCATAAGCATCTTGCTCAAGTTCTACTTCAAAATAGCTGGGAGACATCGCGTTGAATAACTATAGTTTAAATCGTCAATACTCTAACTCTAGTTTTCCCCTTGTCATTAGTCCGTTGCACAACCAGACGAGTGCATCGACACAGTCATCATGAGAGGAGACTCCGAAGTTGATGATCTCATCTCTCAGTGCTTGAAACTTCCTGTACTTGTTGAAAACAATCTTATGCTGCTCGAACAAGCCCATGATGCCACGGAAACGTGCAACCTTATCTCCTCTAAAACCTTTAACGGGATGCCAATTTATGTTATAAAGTCCATGTTCTCCAAGACAAATTCGTTTAAAGTCAGCTTCCAACGAAGCCTGGTACGCCACAGCTTCTGACCAAACCTCAATGTTGGTGCCAGTAGGGAAATATTGATTCTTTTCTTTGTGCACAACACCCCATTCTTCCATCATCTCCATCATTGCTTCTAATTTTTCTAAGTTACCCATAATGCGTAAACGTTTACAGTCGATAATGTGAATCTTCCCTCCCACTCGCCCTCCCATCACGAAGACCGTATAGTCGTTTCGCTCCCGAACACCTGCGGAAAGGTCAACGCCGATTCCCAAGCAATCGAATTGGGTTTCGATGGTGCCTTTGATGATTAGATCAGGAGAGAGCGATAGCTCGCTCGTTTGGACGACCTGATTTTGATACTGGAAAGAAAAGGCGATTGGTGCCTGACGGCGACGATCTTTTAAGTAATCGAGTGACCACATGTCCGGCCAATAGGACTGTTCATCTCCGTTGTCATCGACCGAGATTGCAGACTGGACGATCTGCACCCAGTTGTTGGCTGGAATGAATGTGGAGTTATGAATATCGTCATGGCGGAAGCGGGTGCCAAGACAGATCGCCCGCCCACCTTCGAACATCGTCGGGACGATAACTGAATTCCAGTTGTCCTCCATGGCTTGCCGGATGTCCCGGTTCTTGATGTCGTCCGCACTCTTGATCGCGTCATCAATGATGCAAAGGTGTGAACGCTTGGAGGTCACTGCACCTTTGAGACCTGCACAACAGACCGTGAACTCTTCTTCACCTGCGGTCCGGATCCCGGCGAACTTCCAATCAATACTCCAATACTCGTTTGAGTTGATGCCCTTTGCGATCTTTACGGTGGGGAAGATCTCCTTATAGGCCTTACTCTCCTCGATGATCCTCTTGATGGCTGCACTCTTAGGTCGCGCCACATCCACCGTGTAGGAGATGTAGAGAATTTTCAAAGGTTTCCGCGCCAGGGCATGAACACCAACAGCCCAGGCTGTGTACAAACCGAGGATCGTGGACTTTGCACTACCCCGTGGTGCCAAGATATCGATGTTCGGTCCACCGATACCAATTAGACATTCACTATCCTCTCCAGTACAGAGATACTTATGCCACTCCTTGTGGTGCGTGGCCGGTGGTTTATCACCAACTACATCACAGAAATATGCAAAATCTTTTCTTGCACGTTCAATATCAATATTTGATGTCTTCTTTACAATCCTCTGCTGTGCTGCAGCACGTGCAGTCCTTCGATATACGCTATGAATACTTGTTCCTGCCATGCTCAAAGCATAGCGCCATACATCATTTACGTCTCTTGTCTAGGAATTGTTGAAGGAAAAGATTCTCGAGTGCATTCTCATAACCACCTTCAAGTGAACCTGGAGGCGTCAAGATGTCAAACTTACCTTCTTTTGTAGAACCTGGAGGAGTTAAGACGCCAAATCCTGATTCAGGTTCAGGTGAACGTCCTCCCAGGCCACCTAAACCGAGGTTGGTATAGGTCATGCGCTGACTACCGACAGGACCAAAAGAACTGACGCCAATCACGTTGCCCATCTTGTCTAAATATCTATCGTGATATGGATCTACTAAAGACATCTATTCAAAGACTTTTTATCAGTTTACTAAGACTCCTCTTGGAAGATCTTTGTCCAGACACCCATCGAGGCCTCTTGTAGTGGGCCTTCGATCGGATCATCACGGAAGATCGTTAACATCTCTCGAATTGCACGGTCAGCACCAGCAAGAATCAAGCCTTGCCTATCAAGCAAGATCCGCTCATCGTTCAACTGCTTGATCGTGCCCCGCAGTTCCTTTTGCATCATTGCGATGCGTGAGGCGCCCATATCCTGTTTGATCATTCCCATGTCGATACCATCCCGCAGCTTCGAGATGTCCATCGTCATGGCGTCGATCTCAGCTTCGAGTACGCCAGCAAAATCCCGCTTCTTGAAGTTCTCCTTGGACCACTCATCACATTCGACGATTGATCCGTAGAACCCCAGGAAGCGGGCGTAAAGGTAAATCTGAATTGGACTTACTGCTCGTTTGCAGAAGGCTAGAAAGGATTCACGGTCTTTTTCAGTCAGTTCGTGAATCCAATCAATCATGCCCGATATTGGCTTTGCGCCTGTTCGAAGTCCCTGTTCTCTTTATAGCGCCGGAACATCTCTTGTTGCAACGCAGTTAGTCGAGTTTCTGATCCAGTTTCTCGGATACCCGCACGTTGCTCGACACCAGAGGCGGCGATGCTACGACGTTCTTCCTGGCCGCGAAGACCAATCTGACGTTCTTGTCCGGCTAACAGTTGCGCTTGGGTCAAACGTTGCTGTCCTCCGGTCTCCCGAATACCAGCACGCTGCTCGACTCCGGTAGCGGCAATTCCAAGACGCTGTTGACGGCCACGCTCTGCTTCAGTCAGGCGCGTTTCTGCTCCGGTCTCCCGGATGCCTGCTCGCTGTTCAACACCAGTGGCTGCGATCCCGAGACGTTCTTGTGCTCCGGTTTCACGAATGCCGGCCCGCTGTTCAACGCCGGTTGCGGCGATACCCAGTCGTTGCTGACGGCCCCGCTCACCTTCAGTCAGTCGCTGTTCCCTGCCAGTGACGCCAATGGTCTGGCGTTCTTCAGCACCTGCAGTTTGCAGGCCAGCACGATATTCAGCACCAGTGGCTGCAATGCCTGCTCGCTCTTCCTGGCCACGAACACGAGTAAGTCCCGTCTCGATATCGCCAGCTTGCCTCTGTGTGAGGCGTTGCTCCCCAGCGGCAGCAGCAGTACGGCGGATATCCTGTCCAGCAAAGAACTCCGCATTGGTGCGGTCTAACTGAGCACCGAGCTCCATGTTCAGCCGGGTCTGTTTACCACTGACTTCATTCAATGCAGCCTGGGTCGTCAGCGACTGTGTCGGAACAGGAGTCGGTGGCGCCGGCGGCGGGGGTGCAGGACTATAAATAATAGTCGGCGGCGGTGGCGGCTTTGGTTTGGAGCCCATATGTCTTGCCTATTTTTATCAGTTTAAATTAGCCAAATCGGCGTCCGGTGCCGAGCCCGGCGAATCCAGTAGCAGCTGCTTGTTGTTGTGCAGCAGCCATTGCTTCCTTGAGGAAAGCATTAGAGGCACTTTCTTGTTGTGCCTGCTTGGACGCCATGATGGCTTGGACGCTGGAGGGGAGCTGTTCTTTGAATGCTCTATAGCGCTGGCTTGCGCTTAAAGCACGCTCGGTCCCACGTTGACCAGCCAGGTCGAGGAGTGGGAACATCGCAGCAGCCTGACGGAGGTTTTCTTGAGTCGTTACACGTCCCTGCTCCCGAATTGCTTCGAGGTTCTGCTGCCCTAAAGTCTGCTGCAATTCTTTAATAGTGTTGAGATAGCTTTCAGTCTCGTAAGCATCATCTTCACGTGTCTTATCTCTTGTCTCCTCAGCCTGTTTCTTTGTTAAATCAGTGACAGCTTGAGACAAAATTGCAGTATTTGCTTGAGCTTTGGGAAGTAGCTCCTCAGCCCTCTTATCTTTATACAAACCAAATGTATTAAGAGCACCTTCCAAAAAACCCTGAGGGCCTGTTGGTTCAAGATAAGTCGACTGATAGCCCTCCGGAAGAGCCCCTGCAGCACGCAGTTGCATCTCCATTTGTAGATTCGGCTTCTGATAGCCCTCCAGAAGCTCTAGGACTTTTTTGGAAGTTTGGCTCATATCACTGATATTGGTATTGGCTGGTCAGAGCACCACCAGCTTGTTGCAGTGCGCCGAGTCCTGCCTGAAGACCAGCCTGCTGTGCACGCTGTTGCATTGCCGCACGGGTCTGGATGTTCTGGCGAATTCCAGCTCCAGCCATTTGACGCTCAAACTCTTTCTTGGAGCGGGCTTCAGCAGCGGCTTCAATTTCAGGAAGCAGGGTGCGAAGAACATCGCGTTGGGTCTGTGCGGTCTTCAGGGTGTCAAGGCGTTGGCCCATGCCTGCAGGTCCGAGGACATCCAGGGGACCACCATAGGGAGAAGTCGGACCGTACTGACCCATTCCCGGAGGAAGTGCGGCGCCACCGTAAACAGGTGCACCGTCAGCGGTGTAGCCGATAACTCCAGCACCTGTCTGTGCAACACCACCGGCCATCCGTGCTGTTTGAGGTGAGCCTGTGATCTCCGCTTGCTTCATGCCAAGGCCAAGAGCACCTAAACCTGCAGCGGTACTGAGAACATCACGAGCACCTCCTGCAATAACACTTTTAGGAGCATCGGTCAGGCCGCCAAGTAAACCAGGTGCTGCTTTCATTCCTTTAGCAACAAGACCTGTGGCAACACCTTTTAGAGGCATGCCTGTGAGGTAACCTAAACCCCCTTGTACAGCGGCTTCACCTAACTTACCTTGTTTTAAGGCAGGTACGGCAGAGCCTACAGCCATGATCGTAGGCAGATACTGCATTGCAAATCTTCCTACTGTAGGTAATGCACTTAAAACAGCTGGCACCGCCATGATTAATACTTCTTCTTATGTTAATTAGTTTAAATTAGGTAACTTTTAGATCAGCCGAATAAACCGCCAAGTCCACCAATTACAGCACCGACTGCTGCACCAGGTAAGCCAAGAACACTTCCCGCTCCTGCACCAGCCGCAGCACCGCTAAGCGCTCCGGTTGCAGCACCAGCAAGGCGTTGGGTTGTTGACTTTCCGCCAACTGCTCCACCGCCCCCTCCAGGAAAAACGATCGGCTCAAACGAATCAGGATATAAAGCGGTCAAGCTGCCATCAGCCAATGTTTCTGAGCGTCCACTACTCTTACCACCTCCAAAAGGCTTTCTTGCGAGTTCTTTGTAGTACTCAGAAATCCCATCGCCAGCCTTACGCTGTCCTGAAAAAGGGCCAAGTACTTGGCTGGCGAAATTTGAATATTTCTGCCAATCAGGACCACTTTGATATCGGGAGGAAGCTGAAGGATCTCTAAATTTAGGTGTTGCACCTGCTGGTAATTCGTAGCTCATGTTTAAAAATCAGTACTGAGGGGTTCCACCGTAAATTTGTTTGCCAATGGCCATAGGGTCAAAAAGACCTGCGCCAGACATCGGTTGGTTACGAGGGGTTCGAGCCTGAACACGAGCTTGGGCAAGCATCATGTCGTGCTGCTGGCGCTGCTCTTGCAAGAAGAGCGACTGTTGAAACTTCTGTGCTGCCAGTTCTTGGTTTCCAAGCTGACGGGCCGCGTCTGCCTGGAGCTTGGCATCAATGATTCCGTATTCAGAAGCCTCGCGAGCTGCGATTGTATCCATC